GATTAGAGGGCAAAGAGCGAACGATATTATTGCTGACGAATTTGCTTCTATACCTAGAGAGATATTTGAAAATGTTGTTGCTGGTTTTGCGGCTGTGAGTGCAGATCCTGTGGAAAATGTCAAAAGATTAGCGGCGAAAAATAAAGCAGAAGAACTTGGAGTATCATTCCAGACAGAAGAGAAAGAAGTTAAGAAAGATAATCAGATTATTCTATCAGGAACAGCTTATTATGATTTCAATCACTTCGCCACATACTGGAAGAAGTGGAAGTCTATAATTAAAAGCCAAGGAGAACCTGCAAGACTTAGAGAAATATTTGGTGAAGATCCACCAGAAAGTTTTGATTGGACTCAATATTCCATAATAAGAATGCCATACGAACTTTTACCAAAGGGATTTATGGATGCTGACCAAGTAGCTAGATCTAAGGCCACTGTTCATACTGGAATTTACCAAATGGAGTATGGCGCTTGTTTTACCAGAGATTCTCAGGGTTTCTTCAAGCGTTCTTTGATTGAGTCTTGTGTTGTTTCTGAAGACTCTGCCATAAAAGGCGAAGACGGTAACGACATACTTTTTGAAGCAGTTTTGCTAGGAAATCAAGATAAGCGTTACATATTTGGCGTTGACCCCGCATCTGAAGTTGATAATTTTAGTATCGTTATCTTAGAAATACACCCTTCGCACCGCAGGATAGTTCACTGCTGGACCACGACACGCTCAGAACATAAAGAGAAGGTGAAGCGTGGATATTCTACTGAAACAGATTTTTACGCTTATTGCGCTAGGAAAATAAGAGATTTAATGAAGTTATTTCCATGCATACATATAGCAATGGATGCTCAGGGTGGCGGTGTTGCTGTAATGGAATCTCTTCATGACAATGACAAGATTAAAGATGGAGAGGTTCCTATTTGGCCAGTTATAGACGACGACAAACCAAAAGATACAGATGGAGAACGTGGTCTACATATACTAGAAATGTGCCAATTTGCTAAATATGACTGGTTATCCGAATCAAATCATGGAATGAGAAAAGACTTTGAGGACAAAGCTTTATTATTTCCGCGCTTTGATCCATTGACATTAACAATTTCTGGACATGAAGACGACACCAAAGGTAGGATGTTTGACACCCTTGAAGAATGCATTTTAGACATCGAAGAGCTAAAAGATGAATTAGCAATGATTCAGATGACTCAGACCTCTGCCGGTAGAGATAGGTGGGATACACCAGAAGTAGTGGTGGGAACTGGCAAAAAGAGTAAAATAAGAAAGGATAGATATTCTGCTTTGTTAATGGCAAATATGGCTGCAAGAACGCTGCAAAGACTTCCAACTCAGGCAGAGTATCAATTTTATGGAGGCTTTGCAACTGGCGGGTATATGCCTAAAACAGAAGATAAATTATACAATGGTCCAAGTTGGTTTGCAGATCAGATGAAAGATGTGTATTAATACGTATACATTTCAATTACATTCCAATTGAGGTTAAATATGAATGACGATATGCTTACGTGGGGCGACGGCGATGATCAAGGCAAAGCCAACGCTATGTCTCAATTCTCTAAAAATGTAGAATCCTATAGCGGATTAAGCAAATCTCAGGGTACTCATTATCGCCACTTCATAGACATAGAACCCAACAGGTCAGTAAGACCGGGGTTCCAGCATAGTGATTATTATGCTTTTCGCCCAGAGGAATCTGTTCCCACGCAGCAGCGTAGAATTATCAAAATGTGTATGGATGCCTATGATAAGGTTGGTATCATTAGAAATATTATCGATCTTATGGGTGACTTTGGGAGTCAGGGTATTCAGATTGTTCACAGAGACAAAAGTGTTGAAAAATTCTACCAACAATGGTTCCGCAGTGTTAATGGCAAAGAGCGTTCAGAAAGATTTCTAAACAATCTTTATAGAACTGGTAATGTTATCATTTATCGCAGCTACGCTCAAATAACACCTAAATTGAAGGATTATATGAAGGCTCTGTCTTCTGATATCAAAGTAGAGTTACCATCCGCTGCGCCCAACGAAATACCTTGGAGATACAATTTCTTCAACCCCTTGACCGTAAAAAACAAAGATGGCAACCTATCTTTATTCATGGGTTTACAGAACTATACAATTACAACGAATTCATTCTTTGACAAATTCAAGGCTGGTGATATCCCCAATCATGTACTAGACACTTTACCCACGGCAATAAAACAAAGCTTAATAAGGGGAGAGAAAGATATACCCCTAGACCCAGAACGTCTTAGTATGTTCTATTACAAAAAGGACGACTGGAGACAATGGGCAAACCCCATGATTTATGCCATATTAGACGATATAATTATGTTAGAGAAGATGCGACTTGCTGATCTTTCAGCTTTAGATGGCGCTATATCTAACATTAGATTGTGGACGTTGGGCAGTCTTGAGCATAAGATTTTACCCAATAAAGCAGCTATTAACAAGCTTAGAGACATTCTTGCCAGTAACGTTGGTGGTGGCACTATGGAACTCGTTTGGGGTCCAGAACTATCTTTTCAAGAATCTCATAGCGAGGTGTATAAATTTCTAGGTTCCGAGAAGTATACCTCCGTGTTGAATAGCATCTATGCTGGACTAGGTGTCCCACCAACTCTTACTGGTATGGCTACAAATGGTGGTGGTTTTACAAATAATTTCATTTCACTAAAGACTTTAGTTGAGCGATTACAATACGGTCGAGACCAACTAATTAGATTCTGGGAAAAAGAAATAGAACTTGTTCGTCAAGCTATGGGCTTTAGATATAAGGCTCATATTCAGTTTGATCAAATGACATTATCAGACGAAGCTGCCGAAAAGAACCTTCTCATACAACTTGCAGACCGTGATATTATTAGTCACGAAACGCTTCTTGAGAGATTCAAAGAAATTCCACAGATTGAAAATATCAGAATTAAAAGAGAACTCGACAAAAGAGAAAACTCTGGTCCACCAAAAGCTAGTCCTTACCATAATCCCAATCATCAGCAAGATCTTGAAAAAATGGATAAACAAGGACAGCTAAATATTAAGCAGGAGAAATTAAAACAAAAAAATGCAACAACTCAGCCTCAAACTAAGCTTGATATCAAGGAGGCCGGTCGCCCACAGAACAAGAAAGACGAAGGCCCACGCAAAAAAAGAGTCGATACACCGAGATCTAAACCCGGAGTTGCTGAACTATTAGATTGGTCTGAAAATGCTTGGGGAAAAATAGGCTCTTGCGTTAACAAGGCGTTCCTTGGTTCTGTCGGAAAGAAAAACCTCAGACAGCTTAATAAGTCTGAGGCTAATCAGCTTGAGAACCTTAAGCTTGAGGTATTTTTTAATATCGACGTATTAAGTAATATTACAGAGAGTGATATTCTTTCTGTTTTAAAATCTAATGCTGGCATTCCAAAAACACTTCAAATTAAGCTCCATGCTCACAATGTGTCTATAAATACAATGTCAGTTGAGTCTTTCAAGAATCACGCGATTGGTATTTTGATATCAGAATACATGCAATAATACGCTTTTTTGTCAATCTTGTGTATAGTTTTTTTGAGAGGTTTAAATGGAAATATACAAACAAGAAATCAAAGACGGTATAGCCGATCTTGTACAAACAAGTGCAAGTATCGCTTATTGTATGCCAGCACATGTTGCGAAAGATACATCCGTCACTTCTTCTGAAGTTGTAAATAAAATAAAGGCTAGTGCAAACCCAAAGCAGATCGATTTATATTACATTACTTCTGTTTTAGTTTCTACCGGCTGGAATAAGAACGATGACGTTTTTAATCCTTCGGAGACTTGGGCTGCTAGATCTACTCCAGAAGATAAACAATTCAATTTTATGCACGATGAAAATGATATTATTGGGCATATTACTGGTAGCTATATTGTTGGCGAGGATGGAGAAAGAGTCAATTCTGAAGAGATGCCATCCAAGTTTGATATAGTTACGGAAGCTGTTTTGTATAACAGCTGGACAAATCCAGAAAATAGAGAAAGAATGTCACAAATTATTGCCGAAATTGAAGAAGGCAAATGGTTCGTGTCTATGGAATGTTTATTTGCTGGTTTTGATTATGCTTTAATAAATGAAGCTGGAGAAGCCAAATTATTAGAGAGAAACGAAGGTTCTGCGTTTTTAACTAAACATCTAAGAGCCTACGGTGGCACTGGTGAGTATGAAGGCTATAAAATTGGAAGGTCTTTAAAAGAAATTTCTTTTTCCGGCAAAGGTCTTGTGTCTAAGCCAGCAAACCCAAGAAGTGTCATTCTTGATGCTAGTAGGGCTTTCTCGCTAGATGATATAACTATAACTAGTTTTCCTAAAGGAGATAATGATATGTCAGAGACTAATCTTTTAGAGCAGCAGCTTGCAGAATTAAAAGCGGAGCTAGCATCTGCACAAGAAGAAAATAAAGCTCTTCGTTCACAAGTAGAAGCAGCAGCTTCAAAAGAAGCTGTTGAATCTATCACTAAGCTTGAGGCAACAATCGCTGAAAAAGACGAGCTTATTTCTGCTCTTGAAGCCTCTGTTGCTGAAAAAGAAACTTCCATTACTGAGCTTCAGGATTCTATCGCCAAGAGCGAAGAAGACATGAAGGAAAAAATGGAAGAACTCAAGAAGATGAAGAAGGAAAAGAAGATGGAAGCTCGCAAGGCTGCGCTTCTCGACCTTGGCTTAGAAGCTGAAGAAGCTGAAGAGTCGCTCGCTTCATACGAAGAGTTAGACGATACATCTTTTGAAACTGTTATTGCCGCCATGAAGAAAATGGCCGACAAGTATAAGAAAGAAGATGTTTCAGAAGAAGAAAAACCGAAGGCAGAAGAAGCAGAAGCAGAAGCTACGGAAGAAGCCAAAGCAGTTTCAGAAGAAGCTGTGGCAGAAATCCTAGAAGAAGTTTCTACATCTGAAGCCACTCTAGTAGACGCTTCCGACGAGAATGATGAGTTATTGGCCACAAGAGCTAGCGTAGCAGAGTGGCTTGAGTCCAACGTACTTAGCAAGTGAAACAAGGAGATTAAACTATGGCTCTAAAATCAGACAGATTTGAACTTCAGACAGATATTAGTTTCTTCTGCGACACGGTACTTACCCGTGGCGATGTCGTAGTAATGAACGACGGCACTGGCAGCGGAGCTGCTATGGATCAGGGTGTCGCACTCGTCAAGGCAGAAGCCGGTGACGCTGGTAGTGTTCCAGCCGGTATTCTACTTAACGACGTTGTTAACAAAGACCTGACACGTACCCATCTTAATCAGCACAAAGATGAAGTACAAAAGGGTGGCAAGGTTACAGTTCTTCGTAAAGGTTACGTGGTAACTAACGCTATCGATTCAAACGTTACCCCAGCTGTTGGTGACGTTGCTTACCTTTCAGAACTTGAATCTGGTAAGATTTCCAATGTTAGTGCTAACAGCTACAGCAACCTTGTTATAGGCCGATTCTTATCAGCTAAGGATGCTGACGGCTATGCCAAAGTCGAAGTTAACCTTCCCTGAACTTAAATCATAACAAAAGGAGAAATTAATATGCCTATTACAGAAAGACCTAGTGATGAATTTATCGCTCTCCTACGTAAGTCAGGGGATGCCGACGTAAATGTGGCGCAAGCCGCACAGAGAGAGTTTGCGAAAGCTCTTGAGTTACCACTTCGTAAGGGTGTGCTTGTCGGCAACATTCTTGGTAACATTTTCGAAACCATCAACGTAGAATCAGGCTCAACCACTGAGTTCCCTCTTGATCTCATTAGTCCCGGCCTTGAAGGCGAACATGTCGCTTATACAAATCCGGGTCATGGTAGAATTCCAGAGCGTTCGGTTGAAGGCGACTACGTGATGATCCCAACCTATAGCATCGCATCATCTGTAGATTACCTTCTACGTTATGCCCGCGAAGCTCGTTGGGATATCGTTGGCCGCGCAATGCAGGTCATGGAAGCTGGCTTCGTTAAGAAGATGAATGATGACGGATGGCACACGCTACTTGCGGCTGGTGTTGACCGTAACATTCTTGTTTATGATGGTGATGCCACCGCTGGACTCTTCACAAAGAGACTAGTCTCACTCATGCAGACCGTTATGCGTCGTAACTCTGGCGGTAATGCCGCCTCAGTTGGTCGTGGTCGCCTGACTGATCTCTATGTTTCACCAGAAGCATTAGAAGACATCCGTAACTGGGGTCTTGATCAGGTTGACGAAGTTACTCGTCGTGAGATTTATACAGCACCAGAAGGTGGCGCACCTCTCACAAGAATCTTTGGCGTTAACGTTCATGATCTTGACGAGCTAGGTGAGGGTCAGGAATACCAGTCGTTCTTTACGAGCGATCTTGGTGGTTCAGTTGAAGGCAGCGATGCTGAACTTGTTGTTGGTCTTGACCAGTCATCAAATGATAGCTTTGTAATGCCAGTCAAGGAGCAGCTACAAGTCTTCGAAGATCCAACCCTACATCGTCAGCAGCGCGCTGGCTACTATGGTTGGGCCGAGCTTGGCTTTGGCGTTCTTGATAACAGAAGAGTTATTCTTGGTTCTTTCTAAGAATCATTTGTATCTCTTTCCTGTTGCGATGCGAAAAAGCCACCTTCGGTCGGGGGTGGCTTATTTCGTATGCAACATATTGTATCAGGACGGCCCTACTTAGGAGTATATAAATGACTGCATTATCAGATTATTTAGAATCTGGGATATTGACGCACCTCTTTAGATCTGGTTCGTTTTCTAAGCCATCAAATATATCTATTGCATTAACAAGCGACGTAGCCAAAGATAATGATACTGGCGCATCAATTCCAGAGCTACCAACTAGCGTTTTGCTTGGTTCTATAACAACATCTACAAACTACCAAAGAAAAAGCCTTGGAAGTCCATCTGACTCTAAGTGGAATGCTACTGGTCATGATGACGCTACCGCATTTGCTGTTTTTACGGAAGACGTAGAAGCATCTGGATATTTCTATCCTCTCTACTTATCTGAACTTACAGCTACAAACAATGACACAAACGCCCTAAACAACGCAAAGAGTGCTTTAGAATATACATTTTCAGAATTTCCCGGAGTGACATTTTATGGCCCCCAAACAGTAACTGTTAGTGGAGAGTCTAATCCTGGCTATGAAATGTATGAAGGAAATGGCTTTATCAAAAATTCTGAACAGATAGTATTTGATACCGCTACCACAGACTGGGGATGGGTATCTGGAGTTGCAATACTGGACTCTGATGTTCATCAGTCTGGTAACTTGTTGTTATACGCAGAACTTAATAACCCTAGATATGTTTACGCTGGAGACAGTATAAAATTTGATACCAACGCGCTTGAAATAAGCATTCAGTAAATCCAACATATGAGGAATATAAGATATGCTTTTAGACAAGTATCAGCTGGTACAAAATATCATTAATGAGCTTGCGGACAATGCCAGCGAATCTATCACGCCATATCATGTTAGACATAATCTTTTAGATATAATAGATTCCTTACCGAGTCTATTCAAAGATATCAATACAGACTCTCAGAATGCTAAAACAAGAGATGTAAGAACTTCGATCTTTGGCGAACAAGCTATTGAGCGAATTGGTTTTCCTAACTACACAAGCGAAGATAATTCAGCTTTTGGCTATTCCGCTTTGAGGCTTAATTTTCGAGGCGCTAGAAATACAGCGCTTGGCTCACAAGCCTTAAGAACTAACATTTATGGCTCAGACAACGTTGCTGTCGGTCACGACGCTTTAGCAGCGAATGTGTCTGGCTCTGGAAATGTTTCAATTGGAAATTTTGGACTTACATCTAATAAGCAGGGCAGCTTCAATATATCAATTGGTCATGGTGCTGGATACTATATTTCTGGTGGAGATAGTTATCAGTTTTATTTAGGCTCTGCTCCGGTTGATTCTGGAGTTCTTTGCGACGACGTTGATGGATCTAACTTTACGCCGCTCATGCGCGGCGATCTACAGGAAAACATATTGGCAATCAACACCAACCACTTAGTTGGTGATGCAAAGCTACAAGTTAGTGGCTCTATTACTCCTTCTGTTGGTGACGCATTTGACATTGGCTCTTCGGGGTTAATCTGGTCAAACCTATATTCTTCCAACGTATTTTTATCTGACACTAGAAAATTTTCTAACAGCGACAACGTTTATTTCAATTTTGACCTTGTTCCAGAATCCCCTAGCTCATATAATTTAGGGTCTTCAAGCAATCCTTTAGATTTTATTCATGCAGACAATCTTGTTATTAATACATCTGCAAGTATACAAAATGCAGAATTCATAAACAGCTCCTACTACTTAAATAAAACTCTTAATCTTGCTGCCAAACCAGCAGAAGTCGCTCTTGACGGCGGTGGTTCTTATTCAATTTATGATTACGCCCTTGAGCCAACCAACAACAATCTAATACCATACCTTTCCCTTGAAGAAGTAAATGGCGCTGGGCTTAGAGTTCATGTTGATTCTGGTGATGTGTTTGATTTTCTGTTAGATACGAACAATCCAGACGATGTTTTCTGGAAATCTAACATAAGCCTAGACCTTGGATCTGGTCACTATGTCAAGACAGACAAGGTTATATCCGGCCCAGAATTCTCTGTTGATTTTGGAGAAAATCTTTTCTCTATGAAGGATAATTACTTGTACTTTGGAGACAAGGTTGCTGGTGAAAATAACACGCTTGGGTTTGGAAATATAAATTTTTACAACACAGACGAAATCATCTCATCTTACATGTGTTCAAACACAGACAACACCACTATATCTCAAAGGTTTTTTAGTGGCGCTTCTGGACCTGACGCTGAAGGCTCTTACACAGGATTTGAAATTGAATACGAAAATAGACTTTCTATTGATACTACTCCCGGACATGTTGGCTTTTCTATCAAGGCTTTTTCAATTCTTGATTCTGGCAAAACCCCAGCGCACTCCCTTTTCTTAGGTAGAGATAACAGTACGAATATTTTCGCCATATCTGACATTAATGAATATAACCCAGAGGCAACCGCAGACTTTAATATTGCAGACAGCTGTACGCTAAGGGTTAAATCCAGAGATCTCAATAAGACATCAAAGATTCTACTTGAAACAAATAATAGAGGCGGTTCTGAAATTATTTGCAATAATGCACTAGAATTAAAATATAACAATACCACTGCAATCAGGATGACTAATTCTCGCTTAGATCTCTTTAATAATGTCAGTGGTACACAAAATTTCAATGTTAACATTGGAGATAAAGCTAACAATTCTGCGTCCATTGGCTTAGTGCATTCTGAAGCATCTCCCGTTAGCGCCTCTGGATATGCTGGCCTGTTCGCTAAGAGTAAAAATGCAGCAGCACAGAAGTCAACTTTAATGTTTCTAGATGAAGCTGGCAATGAGTTTGAAGTTATTAGATCCCCTAATAATTCGTCTGATGGCCTTTTGTTCACAGACAGGAACAACGTTGCTGGTGGAGTTGACTCTTTCAGTAATAAGGCTACTGACAGTACATCTAGCGAAAATACCGGTATTGGATTTGAGTCTCTTAAAGATGTAACAACTGGCTCTGAAAATACATTCTACGGCTCAAAATCTGGCAAGTCCATTACTACTGGCAATAATAATATTGGACTTGGTTATGGCTGTTTGCTGAACAACAAGACCAATCACCACAACATTTGCATCGGGACAAATGAGCTAGGATCTTCTGTAGCCACCGATTACAATTTTTTACTCGGTGTAGACGACGATCATATACTCATGAGAGGTATTCTTGGTCCAGAGAATGATGTTAAAAAACTAGAGCTTCCACAAAACGGCGTTCTAGAGATCAAAAATAACACAAATAGTGAATACATAAAACTAAATTCTAATTCTATTGACGTTGTAGATGAGGGTGGCTCTAATTTCCCAGACTTTTCTTTTGACATTAAATTTTCTGGCAATCATTCATCCACACTGTTATCTTTAAATCATGAAGATCCAACTCTGAACATAACCCCGGTTTACGCATCACAAAACGGACCATTTGCTGAACTAAATGGGAATTTAAAACTCCTTGGTGGAATTTGTTTTAGTGATGGAAGTTTTATGGATTCTTCAGACTCATCTAGAATAGATGACTTGGAAGAAAGTCAAGCTAGCCAAGATCAACGTTTAGACTCTCTATTTATCGAAGGTGTCGCAAATGTAACGATAAATAGACCCGCAAATATTAATTCCCCAAGCACTGGCGCTATTACAACCATAAATAGTGAGAATATTATTGTTTCGAACAGAGATCCTAATTTGACTATCAAAAAGGGAGATTATGTAATAGCAATTAAAATAGGCTTAGAATATAGACCCATATGGGTAAGCAATGAATTCAATGCTCTTGTCAGTTTCTAGCGTCAAATGTGTATATAACATTGTATTACTACTAAATATCTGGAGTAAATATGGCTTGGCAAACACAAATTATTCTCATGCTTCGTCATATGCTCAATGACCTAGATAGCAGTAATTACACGTATACTGATGCTAGATTACAGCAGGCGGCTACAGTTTCAGCGCAATTGGTTTTGTCTAAAAACGATTTCAACTACACTTATGTCGTTGATATTGCTAATAGTACCATTACACCAGATCCAGTAGATGTTTCAGATAACGATTTTATCACACTGCTTTGCCTAAAAACTGCATGTATTATTCTTGGTAGCGAGCTTAAAGCTGAAGCTTCAAATTCCATAGCGATTAAAGATGGACCGTCCTCTATAGACCTTAGAGGAGTTTCATCAACGCTTAATGTTTTACTACAGGAATATTGCAACAAATACGAGGAAGCCTCACTAGATTATACGGCTGGCAATAGTCTTGGTGGTCAAGCTATTCTTGGTCCCTATAGTCCCGGCAGCGATTTTGTGTCTAGAACACATAGTGATTACGACCGCAGAGGCAATTATTTTCGATAACAAAGGAGAAACTTAAATGGCCACAGTCCAAGATAAGAGCGTTCTACAAAACGCAATACAGACAGATTTAGCCGACAATAATGCTGGCCTAATTTCTGCTGAAGACGTTAGAGAAAATATGGACAATATTGTTGAGTCTATGGCTCACATTATTGCCAATAGCGACTTTGCTACTGATGGACACGCCTTCCAAGGTAACGTGAGAGCAGAAATTGTAGGCGGTTCACACGGTCTTTTCATTGCTGATTCTGGAATTAAATTCAATAGCATCGGCGGCGAAAATATACAATATGTTCCATATCCGGGGAATAGTGGGGTTAGACATGATTTACTTGCAAACCTAACCACCAGCGACGACCACACACAGTATGTGAATGTTAATGGCCAGAGACAGATGCAGGGTAATCTTGGGCTTGATAATTATTGGATTAATTCTGATGGTAATGACGGTTCCAATACAAGCAATGATAGAGGCTTGCAGTTTGAATCTGTAGACTCCAGCAACGAAACCGTTCATGTTGGATACAAAACAAAATTAGAGTTCGACCACGACAGCTCACATATGAACACAGCCAAGGGTGTCGCAAAGGCTTGGGTTAGTTTCGACGCACATCAGCTTAGTGATAGCACCCCCGGAAATATTATTATCAATTCTTCATTCAACATATCAGACATTCAAACAACTGGCGATGGCAAATTTGTGATTTACTTTAAAAACAACATACCAGTACCATATGTTGCCATTGGTTCAAGCAATAGCACAACTGACAATTCTGCGGCAGTTGACTTTGATCTTAATACTGTCGGCATTGTAGAAAGAGCGGCGAACTACCTGACATTTGTTATTAGGAATGACAATGGTGAATATGTAAACGCAAAGGTAAATGATCTATTAGTTTTCGGCTTTTCTGATGACAATGAACAATTAGACCCACCACTAACAACAACTACAGCACCTTAGTTTAAGGGGATATAATGTCAGAAAATATTGTTATCCTAGCTGACAGAGTAAAAGAAATAAGCTACACCGTTGGCCTCAGTGATTTTCAGCTGGACGACACAGTTAACGGATTTAGTACGTTTGATTCTCAGTATTCAGACGGAGATATCTTATTTTATGCCGCAACGAACGGCATTGATTATGAGATTGGATCTGGTATATTTACAGTCGGCCAAACTGCCAACTCTATTGTGAGAATGCCATTTAGGAGCAGTTCTGCTAATAATGCCAAGATCTCCTTTACCGATGGAGCAAAAGAAATTTATGTCACTTATCCAGCGACTCATTCTGTTTACATTGGCTCTGGTGTAGCTGATCTAAATTTTCCACAATCTAGCGGAATAGCTTTTTGGTCTTCTGCAAATATATTGAACTATGACAGTGACGTTGTTTGGGATTTTGACAATAAGCGTCTTGGTATCAAAAAGTCAAACCCTAATTATGGAATTGATATTGGCGGGAGTAGTTCGCAGTCATCCATACAAGCTTCAGGTTTTTACGTTGGCGAATCTGGCGTGGTTTTCCCCGCTGTCAACAATGGTGATGTTAATTATACTGGTGGTAGTCAAGTTGTTCACTTTGAGCCAAACGATTTAGACTCCAGCACTTTGATTCATGATGTTATTGAGCTAAGTGGCGTTGTTGATAATATTTTCTTATTCAAAACACAGCCACAAGGCACTTTTCTAGCTGGCCCCGGTACAGACGCCTGCAATGGTCCATGTCCCGATGACTATCCAGTATTCAGAACTATTGATATATCAGATATCCCAGACTTAAGTTCACTATACGTAAACTTATCTGTCATTGAAGATGTTTCTGGCGTTTTACGTGCAGACTTAGAAGCTGCTTCTGGTGTTCTCAGGTCAGACTTTTTGGCTGGAGATGCTTCGATTGTTTCTGACTTAACGGACGCTTCTGGCGCTTTACGTTCATCAATCAATGATGCATTAAATGTGTTCAATATCACTGAAAATAACGAACAGTATGAATTTAGCGGTTTCGGTACAGATGCCCACATTAATCCAAACATCACATTACAACGTGGATTCAAATACACCTTTAATGTTGACGCTGCTGGTTATCCATTTTACATTAAAACTTCTGCTACTGCCGACAGCAATAATGTTTATAATTCTGGAGTGACAGCTAATGGCGCAGACGTTGGAGAAATCACATTTCTTGTTCCACAAGATGCCCCAGATGTTCTTTATTATTCATCATCAACAGTTACCACAATGTCTGGGGTTATTCACACAACTGACGTTAATGTGCATTCCTATGACTATATTGACAGCGTAGATACGGATGGTGCAGACAGTATTGTTCTTTGGGACAATAGCGAGGAGTCTTTCAAAAACATTACGTTAGATTCATTAATGTTGTCTCCAAGTGGAAACAGTTACTTAAAGTATCATACTGTTTCTGAAAGTGACGTTGGCCAAACCGGACAGGTTGCTTTTGACTCCTCTTATGCATATTTTAAAACAGATAGCGGATGGAAGAGGGTAGCTATACAACCATTTGTTATACCGACTACCACTCCAGATCCTAACGCTACTACAACAACACCTGATCCAAATGCCACAACCACGACCGGTCCTACAACAACTCCCGCTCCTGTCTCAGCATTTAATTATGTGTTAACGTGGGGAGACAACGGCAACGGCCAGCTTGGTTACGAAACAACTGCTTCATCTTCTCTAATCCCAACTCAGCTAGATGTTTCAAACGTAACGAAAATATCAGCTAGCGACTATCACGTTTTAGCCATAGGCTTAGATGGCAAATTGTCTGGTTGGGGCTGGAATTCAGAAGGTCAGATTGGTAATGGTTCTAAGGTCGATGTGTCATCACCCATTGTTATTTCAGACTCTATGACTTGGAAGGATGTTGCTGCTGGAGATTATCATAGCGCTGGCATTACAACGGATGGTAAACTTTACACTTGGGGTGGTAATTTACATGGCCAACTTGGTCGTGGTAATAGAACTGGAACCCTGTCGCCACTCAGAGTTGGCACTGCTAGCAATTGGACAAAAATTTATTGCGGAACAGCACATACTGTTGCCATAAACTCTCTTGGCGAAATGTTTGCTTGGGGTTCTAACGAATACGGTCAGGTTGGTAACGGTAGTTTCGAAGATGTTTTATCACCAGTCAAAGTTGGTGTAGGTTATTATTGGCATTCAGCTTCTGCTTACATGCACACTTTGGCTATCACAACTGAAGGGCAGCTACTAGCTTGGGGTAGAAATGAAGAAGGCCAGCTTGGCATTACAACCGCAACTACTACTTCTTCTACTGACTCTCAAGGAAATGTGACCACAACCACGGTGTTATCTGATCTTGAAAATATTAACACACCAACTCCTATTTGCAAGACTTCATCTACCTCTATAACTGCTGAATCATTAACGTCTGGTGCTGGATTAAGTGACAACTGGATTAG